GTTATTGGAACTATGATAAATCAGAGTTTGAAGACACATCAAAACTTTTTGAGGATGATGGTGAAGCAGATAAAGTTTGGAATGCACAACACTCTCTTGCAGAGTTTACTGCACCAACAAACTTTAAATCATATGATGAACTAAAAACTAGACTTGATGCAGTCCTTTCTGGTACTGTAAAAGTTGGTAATGTTGCTGATGATTTGGATGATGCTCCTGTAGCAAAACCAAAAGTTGATACAAAACCACAAGCTACTAAAGTGGAAACACCAGTAGTTGAGGAAGATGATACATTAGCATATTTTGAAAAACTAGCTGAGTAAATAAAACCTATCGAGTGCCTCTATCCTATAGGGGCACTTTTCTCATATGATTCCACACAATCCTTATAAATACATGTATGGCAAAAAGTAAATACATCCAAAGTGTCTTAAAGGCAGCTGGTGGTAGACCCAAATCAACTCAATGGTTTCGTGATAAAATCAAGGAATTTGGAACACCAACCTCTGCTAATTTGATTCGTGATGGTAAAAAAACATCAGCACCTACCTTTGGTCTACTAAATATGTTTGTATACGACCCTAAGTTAAAGGATAAATTACCATACTATGATACATTTCCTTTAGTATTACCTATTGAAAAATATAGTAATGGATTCTTAGGAATCAATATTCACTATCTGTCTATGCCAATGAGATTGAGATTATTAGATAGATTAGTAGATTATAGTAATAATGATAAGTTTGATATTTCTACAAAATTAAATGTAGATTATAGTAAATTAAAAAAGATAGACTTAATCAAACCCTGTCTAAAAAGATATTTGGCAGGACATGTTAGGACACAATTTAGAAAAGTAGAAGCAGATGAGTTTATAGTGGCGACACTACTACCTGTACAAAGATTTAAGAAACAATCTGACAGTCATGTATTTGCAAAATCAAGAGGAATGGTATAATGGCATTTGATTTCGGAAGTTTAATAGAGGCAGGTACTTCATCAGTAATAAATGAATTACTCGCACCACTTAGAGATGATAATGGGATGGCAATGCCATCTAGGTATGAAGTATTATTTTTACCACCATCAGGAAGTAGAGGAACATCATCAGGTGGTTCTACAAATCTATTCACACAAGTATTGCTTGGACAAGTGGGTGGACAAGAACAAAGAGAAGTAGGATATCAATGTAACTCGATAACATTTCCACCTCGTGGTATTGATGTAACACCAGATGAAAACATTTATGGCCCTGCAAGAAAAATTGCAAATGGTGGATACACATATGGTAATGTTACTGGTAAGTTTTATTGTCATAATGACATGAGAGAAAAGATATTTTTTGAAACATGGCAAAGACTTTCATATAATCCACAAACATTTGCTGCTGGTTATTATGATGATTATGTTGGTACTATACAAATGTATTCTTTAGACCAAGAGGGAAATAGAAGATATGGATGTGAATTAGTCGAGTGTTTTCCAACAGATATTGCTGAACAAGCATTAGATGCAAGCCCAGCTACATCAGCACAAGAAGTTACTGTAACTTTTAGTTATAGATATTGGAAGAATTTAACAGATGAAGGTTCTCTACCGAAACCTTTACTAGATAGACTGCAAGGAGTACTTGCAAATCAGGTAGAAAGACAATTGATTAATAGAATACCAAAAGTATTAAGAAGATTATAATTAAGGAGTGAAAAATTATGGCTTTACCTAAACTTGAAACACCAGTTTATACTTTGAATTTACCATCAACAGATGAAGAAGTGAAGTATAGACCTTTCCTAGTGAAAGAACAAAAAAGAATGATGATGGCACAAGAATCTAAAAATACTACAGAGATTGTTGATGCAGTAAATCAATTAATAAGTGATTGTACTTTTAATAAAGTAGACACTAAAAAGATTGCTATGTTTGATGCAGAGTATATCTTTTTAAAAATTAGAACTAAATCTGTAGGTTCAAAAGTAGAACTTAGAGTAACTTGTCCAGATGACAAAGAAACACAAGTTCCAGTAAGCATTGATTTAGATGATGTTAATGTTGCTATGTTTGAGGAACATACAAACGAAATAAATCTTACAGATGAGATTAAAATAGTTTTTAAATATCCACAATTAGATTCATTTACAAAATATTCAACAGAAAGTGATACTTCTAAGATGGTATTTGAACTAACGGCAGATTGTATTGAAGAAGTACATTTTAATGAAGAAATAACTCATAAAGTTGATATGTCAAAGAAAGACTTAGATGAGTTTATTGAATCACTTTCTACAGAACAATTTACATTATTGATAAAATTCTTTGAAACTATGCCAAGACTTAGACACAGAATAGAGGTAACTAACCCTAAAACAGAAGTCACTAGTGAAGTTATGTTAGAGGGAATACAAAGTTTTTTAGTATAGGGCTCTCACATGAGAGCCTAAAAAATTACTACGAAAGTAATTTTGCACTCATGCAACATCATAAATACTCTTTAACAGAGTTAGATAATATGATGCCATATGAGAGAGAAATATATATGGGTTTACTAACTAAATATATTAAAGAAGAAAACGAAAGAATAGAGAAAGAGAATGCAAAACGAAAGTAAAAAGGTAAATATAGAACTAGAAGTAGATACAAATGTTGTAGATTCTAGTAAAAACAAATATCAATCATGGATAGACATGGCGAAAGCTGTAGATGCATGGAGAATATTCCCACGACTATTTTTAACAGTATACATTATATTGTTATATAAATGTGTTATTTGGTATATGAATTTACCTGCTCCAACTATGGAACAGTCTGGGTTGATAAGTATCGTTGTAGGTGCCGGCGCTGCTTGGTTTGGTTTATACACAGGAACAAGTAAGAAATAATGTTAGGATTTAGCCCAGAATTTGATAAAAATCTAAAAGAAGGTGCCAGACTGCAAGCAACTTTTAACAAAGACATGAAAGAATTGTCAAAGGCAACAAAAGAGCAAGAATCAAAAGTTAATAAAATAACTAATGCATTAGAATCAAATAAAACAGCTATAGATGAGGCAACAGAAGCTGGGAAAGACACAACTGCATTACTTAAAGAACAAACTGCTCTAAAAGCTTCTTTAAAAGAAGATAAAGAACAACTATCAATGATGAAAACTGGTGAGAAAGAAGCGCCAAAAATGTTTGATGAAGCAATATTTCAACAAATGAATGAAAGTTTATTTAAAATATCTGAGTCTGAATTACAAAAAAGACAAGACTTTGATAAAGAAATGAAAGCACAAGAAGAAGTTTTAGCACAATTAAAAAAGAATAGTCCAGAAGCAACAATAGAAATTGCTCGAGAGGAAAAAAACCTAGAATTGAAAAAAGAAAAAGAAACAAAAAGGCGTGAAAAACAACAGACAAGTATTACAGCAAAAGGATTTAAGGGTATTGCAAATGGATTAAAAGACTTTGGTAAAAATATGAAAAAAACAGCCGAAGTAACTTTAAAAGGTGGTTTACTGATTGCAGCTTATTTTGCTATTGCTAAGTTTTTACAAAGTCCAATGTTTGGTAAACTTCTTTCATTTATTAAAGAAAATATTATACCAGCATTTACAGCTTTTGCTGATTACTTTATGAAGCCAGGAGGTCTTTTTGATAGTTTAAAAAGATTATTTGGTGGATTGATGGATATAGTTGGTGGTATATTTAAAATTATTACTGGTATATTCACAGGTGATGGTTCAAAAATATTAGAGGGATTCAGGGGTATATTCTCTGGATTAGCTGAAGTTATTGGTGGAATTGGTGAAGCAGTATTTGGTATTGTTGTAGACCTTGGCAAGGGATTAATTAATCTAATAGTAGGAGTAGTCAAAGGTATATTTAATTTGATAATAGATGCAATCACTGGAGTATTTAATTTTATGGATAATTTAACTGGTGGAATGTATACTAACATAATGTCTACTATTATGTCAGCTGTTGAAATGTTTACTGGTGGATTCACAAAAATATTTAGTGGAGATATATTAGGTGGACTTGCAGATATAATAATATCACCATTTAAGATGATTGGTGAACTTGCTGCCAATGTATTTAAAGGAATGATTGATACTATTTTAAATGTTGTAAATTTATTGCCTGGTGTAAATATTAAAAATCCATTTGATGAAGTACCTAAACCAAAATCACCAGAACCACCACAATTTCTAAAAAATCTACAAGGGCCAACTCTTTCAGATAGAGCTGAAAAATTAAAACTTCAAGACTCTGCTGTGCAATATGTGGTCAACAACAATACTGCTAATAATGTATCAGCAGGTGGAACTACTGTTCAACAGAATAGCACTAGATATGTTAAAGACCAAAGTAGTGTATTTCAATCAAATAACGCTTAACTAGGATTTAGATGGTCTTCGGTTAGTATCTTAAATTCCATGTTGTGGTCTAGACAAAACTCAGTCGCAGACTTCCATTTAGCCTTGTTTATACCCCATGTTTTGACTTTGTTGTACCAAACACCTGTTCTTCTCTTAGGATTCCTTTCTGGGGGTGTACATTGATGTTTAGGTTTAACTTCAATGATATACTTCTTGATACTACTATCTTTAGTACGAACTTTGATATAGAAATCAGGGAAATATCTATGATAACGACCATCCCACGGCGATACATATGGAATGACTAATTCTTCACTACCCCATTCTATAATAGACTTAGTAGTATCACAGTATTTCATCATCTTTAATTCCCATGATGAACGATATACTATCTCTTTGATATCACCTTGATACTTGGCAGGATATTTGGGTTTAAACTTTCCTTTATATGTCATAATCGTTATAAATACTTTAAATTATATAGGACTATTTATACATGGCAATAGATGTATTCAAACGACAAGGCAAATCTGCCGTCACAGGATTACTAGGTAAAAATCTCAGAAGAATTGCTGGTAATGTTGGTAGCGTACTTCGTGGTGATATAGGAAGTGATTCTTCTGAAACAGCACCACTTAATCGTAGTAAACAATCAACAAAGATGTTATCCTTTCCTATTGATGTAGGTGCAGACCCAGGCATAGGTAATCATGGACACTATATTATGTTCTTTATTAATGAACAAGTAAATGCTAAATTATCATTTGGAGAAGAAGCTGGTGAATCAGGTGGAACTGGAACTGGAACAGCATCAATAGCAAATGAGGTAGAAAAAAAAGGATTAAAAGCAATACAGAAAGCATACGATAGTAAAATAGGTGGATTTATAAGTTCATATGTTCCTAACATAACTGCTAATAATTTATTATCTGGGTTTACAGATACTATCGCTGGATTTAAAATTGGTAAGTCTGGTAAAGTGAAAACAGAAGTTAAACACCAAAACAAAGAGGCACACAGAACAAATACAACAGTTTCAGTAAAGAGAGCACCAACAAGAAGATTAGACACAGTAATTTCTATGTATATGCCGATGCAAGTATCAGTTGCTTATAATGCAAAATTTGGTGATAAAAACATAGGAGTATTAACTGATTCTGCTGTAAATATTGCAGGTGCATTAATGGCCAATGGTTCAGTAGACATGGCTGCTTTAGAAAAGGCAGGAGCAACTGCTGGGCAAGGATTAGAAGCGGGTGCTATAGGTATGGCAGGCAATTTAGCGCCTGGTTTAGGTGGATTAAAAGAAGCAATAGAAATGAAAAAAGGTGTTATTTTTGCTGATAGAATGGAACTGGCATTTGAGGGTGTAGATAAAAGAAGTTTTAGTTATGATTTTAAAATGATGCCTAGAAGTCAAGCAGAAGCTGATGAAATAAAAAAAATAGTAACTTCATTTAAATTAAATATGTTGCCAGAATTTGCAGATGGTAATCGTTCTGGTAGAAGTATGACTGTGCCAAATACATTTGACATACAATATATGTATCAAAATGCTGAAAATAATTATTTACATAAAATATCAACATGTTATTTAGAAAGTATGGATGTAACATTTGGTGGAAGTAGATATAAAACATTTGATGGTAATGCTGATGGTGCTCCACCTGTTGAAACATCTATGAAATTAACTTTTAAAGAGATAGAACTCATCACAAGAGAAAGAGCAGAGGAAGGATTCTAATATGTATTTCACACAGTTTCCAACAATACCATATGACTCTACAGGAACAGGTAAGTTTAAAGATGTAAAAAACTTACTCAGGCGTGTGGGTATAAGGTCAAAAGTAAAATCTAATACTATGTTATATGATACCTATGATGTAAGAAATGGAGAAACACCAGAGTCTATTGCATTTAAATTATATGGTGATGCTGAATTACATTGGGTGGTTATGTTAGTAAATAATATAACAGATAGATATCACGATTGGCCAATGTCAGAGTCACAGTTTTTACAATATATAAATGACAAATATTCAAATGCAGATGCTGTACACCATTATGAAATAGAACAAGAGTCTGGTGATACATCTATTAAGATTGATATTGGAACAAGTAATGCAGACTATCCAACAGCAACTGCTATAACTAATTATGAACATGAACAAGAACAACAAGATAACAAAAGAAAGATAAGATTATTAGACCCAAGTTATCTAGATGACTTTGTTGAAGAATTTAAACTATTAATAAAAGAGTCTAACATATAATGGCTAGAACTGGAATAAATTTCGCAGGCGAATATAATATACAAGAACTTAAACTATTTACATCATCTGGTAATGTAATTGATTTATCTGGTTCATTTATAACAATGAATATCTATGAAGATATATTTTCACCATGTCTAACTGGTGATATTACTGTTGTTGATACTAATGCAATTATTATGAATTCACCAGTTACAGGTTTAGATTATCTTTCTTTTAAAATAACAACGCCTGGATTAGAGAATCAATCAATAGATTTTACAGAAACAGTAATGTCAATTTATAGAATTGACACTAGAATATCTGTATCAACAGGTTCAGAAGTTTTCACATTACATTTTTGTTCACCAGAGGGTTTAAGAGATAATCGTGTTAGAGTTTCAAAAAGTTATGCACAAAGTATAGATACTATTGTTGAAGATGTACTAACTAGTAAGTTTTATATTAATTCTAATAAAGATTTATTTATAGAACCAACTACTGGAATTAAAAAAATGGTTGTACCAAATATGCATCCATTTAAATTAATTAATTTGTTAAAAAGAGAATCACAAGC